GCATCATCAGTTTGATGATCTTATTGTTCTTAAGAACAACCAAGGAACCGACGAAACCCGAGTCCGTCATATGGATTATGGGGTTGTGCTTAGTGCTTTCTTCTGGAGACGATTTAAAAACAAAGAAAACATAACTTTCTTTGATCCTAACGAAGTACCTGATTTGTATGAAGCGTTTTATTCTAACACAGAGTTGTTTGAAGAACTATATGTAAAATACGAAAAGCAATCAGGCTTACGTAAGAAGTCAATGAGTGCTGAAGAAGTATTCAAGTCGGGCATACTGAAAGAACGTACTGATACAGGACGTATCTATCTAGTGTTCATCGACAATGTAATGAAACAAGGACCATTCGATCCTGAGTATCATACAATTTACCAGAGTAACCTTTGCTGTGAAATTCTTTTACCTACTAAATCCTTTAAACGTTTGGATGACAGCGATGGTCGTATCGCTCTTTGCACATTGGGCAGTATCAATTGGGGTTCGTTCCGTAACCCAGAAGATATGCGCCGTGCTTGTCGCATATTGCATCGTAGCCTCAATAACATTCTTGACTATCAAGACTTTCTATCCATTCAATCTAAATTATCAAACGATGAAATCAGACCTCTTGGAATTGGAGTCACTAATCTTGCCTACTGGCACGCCAAACGTGGATTCAAGTACGGAGAAAAAGATTCCTTGGCTGAAGTCAAGACGTGGATGGAACACTTATCCTTCTACTTAACTGAAGCCAGTGTTGAACTTGCTAAGGAACGTGGCAAGTGCGAAGGCAGTGATAGAACACGTTATGGACAAGGTGTATTCCCTTGGGAACTACGTGCTAATGGGGTTAATGAATTAACTAACTTTGCTCCCGAACTTGATTGGGAATCATTACGTACTAATATGAAAGAGTATGGCGTCCGTAACGCTACACAAATGGCTGTAGCTCCTGTAGAATCTAGCAGTGTAGTTATTAACTCTACAAATGGTATTGAAATGCCAATGAGTTTGATATCTGTAAAAGAAAGTAAAGCAGGAAGTTTTGTACAAGTTGTTCCTGAGTATCATAAACTTAAGAACAAATATCAATTGATGTGGGAACAGAAAGATTGTGATGGCTATCTAAAGACAGCGGCAGTAATTGCGGCTTATGTGGATCAATCTATAAGCACTAATACATTCTATAACCCTGCGCATTTCCCTGAGCGTAAAGTTCCAACTACATTAATTGCTAAGAATTTGATGCAAGCACATTATTGGGGTCTAAAGACATTCTACTATAGCTTGATTAACAAAGCAGGTAGTAAGAGCCAAGATGAAACTGTATTAGATTTGCCAAGTGGCTTTAATGATATGGATGAAGAAGATTGCGAAGCTTGTAAATTATGAACCATATAGAATTAATAAATCCATATTACCCTGGCGCACCTATAAAAAACTTCAGTGAGTTGGATGAAAAACTGAATCAATATTATGACTATATAAATGATTATGATCCTGTACTACCTGACTGGCCTACCATTGTAACACCTAGAGCAGGACACGGAGACTTTAGATCAACCTCAAGAGACATATTTTATTATATTTCGTGGTTATATGATAACAATCCCGAATCCGTAATTGATTTTGGATGCGGTGAGTGCTTTTGGAAAAAATGGTTTCCTAATATTTTTGGCGTGGATATAACAAAACGTCCCTACAGCAAAATGGATTTGGTTATACATCCTGCTCAATTTATAGCAAATAATCAAAATAAATTCAATTGTGGTATGGCATTGAACAGCATTCATTTTTACAATCTTGAAAAAGTTACGGACAATATTCGTAAGTGTATGACACTTATAAAATCTAATGGACGATTTCTCTTTACTATAAATGTTAGTATGATACAAGACGTATCACATTTTGAAGAAGGTTGGAAAACTGCCATCACCAATGATTTATATAATAACATAAAAAATATGCCATACAATATATTATTGTTAGATATACCTAAGCAGGAACATCGCCCCTACATCAATGGTGATATACGTTTTATTTTAGAAAAAGATTAATATGAGCAAACAACAATACAACCTAAACACTAAGACAGATTATTTGAATAGAAAAATGTTTTTGGACCCGGAAGGTCCCGTAACCATTCAAAGATTTGAAGAAGTAAAATATAAAAAGATTGCAGACTTTGAAACAACAGCACGTGGTTTCTTCTGGGTGCCAGAAGAAGTTAGTCTTACCAAAGATGCTAATGACTTCAAAGAAGCAAGTGATGCAGTTAAGCATATCTTTACCAGCAATCTGCTAAGACAAACTGCATTAGATAGTTTACAAGGTCGTGCACCAAGTCAAGTATTCACGCCAGTAGTGTCATTACCTGAATTAGAAGCATTGATTTACAACTGGAGTTTCTTTGAGACTAACATTCACAGTCGTAGTTACAGTCACATCATTCGTAACATTTACAATGTGCCAAAAGATGTGTTCAATACTATACACGATACAAAAGAGATTGTAGATATGGCAAGTAGTGTTGGTCGTTACTATGATGAACTACACAAAGTTAATTGTCGCAAAGAGTTAGGTCAAGATGTGAACGAGAAAGAGCATATCAAAGCAATTTATATGGCATTACACGCCAGTTACGCATTGGAAGCATTCCGCTTTATGGTATCATTCGCTACTAGTTTAGCAATGGTTGAGAACAAAATCTTTATTGGTAATGGCAATATTATCAGTTTAATTCTCCAAGATGAACTTCTCCATAAAGGCTGGACTGCCTACCTTATTAACCAAGTAGTAAAAGAAGATAGTCGTTTCGCACAAGTTAAATCAGAGTGTGAAAGTGAAGTCTACCAACTCTACTTGGATGTTATACGTGAAGAAAAAGAGTGGGCAGAATACTTGTTTAAGATGGGCCCAGTCATTGGATTGAATGCAACAGTGTTGAAAGACTTTGTTGATTACACGGCGGTATCTGCATTAAAAGAAATTGGTATTAGATATAACAGTCCCGCACCTAAAACAACACCTATTCCTTGGTTCAACAAACACGTTGATACAAGTAAGAAACAAACAGCATTACAAGAAAACGAATCAACCAACTATGTCATTGGAGTGATGACTGATAGTATTGATTACGAAGAATTACCGACTATTTAAAAGGAAATAAAATGACAGCAATCGTATGGAGTAAGTACCATTGTCCCTATTGCGACCAAGCAAAGGCACTATTAAAAAGTAAAGGTATACAATTTGAAGAACGCAAGATCGGAGATGGATATACTAAAGAAGAATTGCTTGAAGCAATCCCGTCAGCAAGAACAGTACCGCAAATCATTTTAGATGGCGTACTAATAGGTGGTTTCACTGAACTCAAACAAAAATTAACAGAAAGTATTTAATGCAAATAGCAATCGAACCAAACACAGTATATACATTTAAACTTAACTCAGGAGAAGAACTGATAGCAAAAGTAATTCAAGCAGGTGGGGACTTCATTATTATAGAAGAACCAGTCTCTATTGCACCTACGCAACAGGGTATGCAAATGATTCCTAGCGTATTTACTGCAAATCCGAAGGGTGATTTTAAGCTAAATACAAGTAGTATTGCTCTTTATGCTGAAACTGACGATAGTGTTAGAATGAAATATTTAGAAGCAACAACTGGTATTAAAGTACCAGATAAGAAAATTGTATTAGGATAATTAATGCCACAGTTAAGTAGGATAGGGGATACAAATGAAATGAAAGGTGCTATTATTAATGGCGCCAGTACTGTGTTTGCCAACGGAATATTAGTTGGACAACAAGGTAGCAAACTCACTCCTCATGCACCATTTAAAGGTCCACATAAAAGTGCGATTGTAACAAATGGTAGTCCTACTGTATTTGCTGATGGCATAGCCGTAGCAAGAGTTGGTTCAGGTAATAGCTGTGGTCATCATATGATACAAGGTAGCCCGGATGTATTTGTTCCATGAGTGATACAGGAAAACAAAGCCCATTAGGAGTTAATAGTCTTAACTCATTATTAGTAGCACAAGGATTGCAAATCAATCCTACCTTTGTTTCATATGCTGGTAGTAGCACAAGTTTCCCGTCATATTCTTTTGGATCAGTATGTCAAAATACTGTATTACGTGTTATTACTCACGCAATACACGAAGCTTATGTTGGGCACGATGATTATGGTCCATCTGGATCATTAGATGGGAAAGTTGCTAATGCTGAGTATAATAATTTAATAAGTATTGGTGGCGGAACCACAACAGTTAACATTACAAGTATTACATCAGGTGTTATACCGGATACAGATACAATTTATTTTGAGGTAATATACAGTAGTGGTCCTCAACTTGCACCCGGTACTTATATTTTAATTGAAGGTTCAAATATTTCAAGCCTTGACCCCGGAGTACCTGCAGGTTTCTATAATGGAAACTGGGAGATAGCCACTGTAAACGGATTGTCTTTCAGAGTATATATAACTGCTAACTACGGTAATGCTACAACTCCCGGCAATTTTAGAATTGATAATCAAGTACCTGGATTAGGTAATGCTAAATCATTTTTATATACTTGGGAACAAAAGATCGGACAATACGGAATAGGAACATTTGCATTGGGTGATTTTAAAGGTTGGGGTGGATCCTATTATAAAAATAATCAGCCCGATGTAACACCTAGCGTCACAACAGCCAATCCAGCAACACAATGGGCTTATATAAGACTAATGCCATTACAGGCTTGGATGGAGTTTAATTACAATAGCACATTGGGAATAGGGTCAGTTAATAATCCAGCAGGCTATAGAGATTTTTTACAATCTTGGATGAATTGTTATAGTTATGCAGAATATTCCAACAATGCAATACTTTCAGTTGATAATAGTAAAACATTCTTAGATGGCACTTATAGTAATATGAATGATTTAATTACAGCAGATATAACTGGTGTAAGCTTATCTACAAACATATTTGGACAAGATTTAATTAAAACAGGTAAAGCAATTGATTTAAGTAAAATTTCTACATTTGGATTACCATCTAACCTACTACTGACAATGGTAAAAAATAATGCACTTACAAAAAATGTAAGTTTAGCATTATTAGCATCTGGGATTCAGCAAGATGAGTTAGGTCAACTGTTAGGTAACTTAAGTCCTGCTACAACAGAACAAGAACGTAAAATATACGGGGCATTCAATCTTATTGTAGGTGATGGTCTTGCTGAAGTATTGATCCCATTAAACTGTAAGACAGCAGGGTTAGATTCACTTGCTGATTTATTGAATCCTAAAAAGTTATTCCCTAATAGCTATCAATCATTAACCGTTCCAGTGTATAATACTACACAAGCTGTAACTAATAGTAAGACATACTATCCTATCTATAGTGGAGGTGGAGTGAATGGTAATTTAAATAGCCCACAAGTATCAAATCAGATTGGTACACAAACACCAACTGGTGCCCCTCAGCAAAGTGCATCGATCGGAAGAGTATTAGGTGGGTCTATCGTTACTGGTATAGGAGCGGGGCAAGGATAATGGCAGGCTTTTTTCAAAATCTTATAAACTTACAAGAGGATCGTAATACTAGTTCGGGTGATGCTTATGCAACACTTGAAAGCGGTACACCTACACTAGGTAATAATGTAGATACGCTCACAAATACAAATAACACAATAATACAACAATTTCCTGTAGGGTTTGGATCATACTTAGCTGGTATATTACCACCCGACGTAGCAACTGCGGCTGGTGCATTTGGGGTATCAGTTGGTCAAATTAAAAACATTACCACTGTTCCAGTAGAAAAGTTTGCACAAGTATGTATGAACTTAGAAACTATTAAAGGACTAAATGTTAATGGAACACAAGTACCTACAAATTTAAATCTACGTAATGCGGCTCGCCCTTTAATTGCACTAGGTAGTGGCCCGCAACAATCATATACTATGAGTGACTTCTTTGGTTGTATGAGTGGCTTACCTTATAATGGACCACTGATAAACATTTACAATAAGTTAAATGAAGTAGCTACTACAAGATTGTTTGATATTTACCACGAAACTTATCTTGCAGTAACTTGGGAACACGCTGTAGGTAAAGCAACATTAAATCCATTTTATCTAGAAGAAAGCCCATACATTCCTCCGACTCCGCCTGAAACGGTAGGGACTCCGGCGACATATCAATGGTATTGGGAAATAGTAGCAGTAACACCATTTAAACTATATACATATAGTAATGCTGGGGGAGGTGGATATAGTAGAGAAGATGCGCCCAACCCCACTTGGGAAGAACCACTCACTGGCGCAGAAGGTACAACTACAGTAAATACTAATGACGCTAACATTCCGGGAACATTTGGTAGAGTAACCAGTTATGCAACTACCAATGATTGGGGTAATCCAGTTAAAGTAGGCGGAATTGTTCCAGCACAAGACGGAATAAGCGGGCCGCCTGCAGGTCCACCGGTACTACCTACAATATATGTTGAAACCCAGTGTCCTCCTATAACTGATGCTGATATTCCAGGTGTCAATTCTCCATATGAAACATATGGTTGGCCCGGTATTAATACTGTTATACAACAATATATAGATTTAGCAAACGATGAGATTGATGCTATCTTATTAGCAAAGCCTACTCAGTGCAAGAGTCTCAATGATTCTTGGAATGATACTGGGTATCAACTAAACATTGAACAACGTGCAAGAGTTAGTGCATTACGACCACCGTTAGACAATGGCAATTTAGACCCATTAAATGGTGATTTAGCAACAAGAGAAGATTTCTTATCATTGTTCCCCACAGCACAATATACGTTTACTGATTCTATTCCCTTGTATGCTAAAAACATTATGCCACATATGTATGCACAAACATTAGAAGCAATATGTAATTTAAACACACCGGGCGGACAAAGCATTGTTGCTATGATGCGTGAGAGTCGTAACCAAAACAGATTGACGGAGATGGGTGTAACATTAGATAATAATATAAAAGATACATTAACTAATCTACAAGAATCTATACTTGCAGGTACTCCTGTCGTAGTAGGCGGACAAACTGTACCAACAGGAACTATTCCAATTGCTACGTATGATCCTATTACGAATAATACAACAATAACTAACCCAGATTATTCTACTAATAATCCAGCAGATCCAGGCACTACAGGTAGTTCTACTGTTGCTACCGACAACACTACTACCGAGACTGGTGGCACCAATATAGGTGGTGAAGTAGTAGATTATGGGACTTCAACCACACCGGGTTCATTTAGCGGTTCTGAATATGCAAATATTACGCCACCCAATTTGAATATCTATAACATATCAAACACTCTTTTATCATCAACATATACTATAGCGGAAGCAATTGACGATGTAATTCGTTGCAATTGTGATTGTTGGGATATAATCTAAGGATATAATATGAAATTAAATTTTATTAAACCTATTATTGCCTTCATTATAATTGTAGGTGTACATCTTACATATGACCCTACTAAGATGTTTACTACAGAGGAAGAACCAGAAGTTGTTGCTAAAGTGGTAGATCCTAAACAACTTGCTTGTATGGCAAAAAATATATTCTATGAAGCAGGCAGTGAATCTATATTAGGCCAAGCTGCCGTAGCCAGAGTAGTAATAAATCGTGTTAACCATGGTTTTGCTAAAACTCCTTGTGCAGTTGTATATCAATCACATATGGTAGAAAAAATAATAGATGATGAACTTACTAAAGTAAAATTATGTCAGTTTAGTTGGGTTTGTGAAGGTAAGGGAGAACCAAACACAAATAGTCAACGATATAAACAAGCACAACAAGTAGCATATGAAGTTATGGCTAATGACGCTTACAATGATGTTGTACCCAAATCAACATTGTTCTTCCACAATCTGACGGTTGATCCGTTATGGCCTTATAAACAAGTAGCAAAGATTGGGAATCACATTTTCTATAGTAAACACAAGAAACAAACTAATACCCAAAAGACTGTCATTAAATCAGATAATAACATATAATATCTAATGAGTGACAAACCAAATTCAGCGAACGGTGTTAGTAGCTATGATTCTACTAGCAGTGGGTCGCTAATACATTTCTTCAATCGCAATGTAACACCATATGCGACAGAAAGTAGTGGACCCAAATTTGATTTAGTACCTGTTGAAAAGCATAAAGACATTATGCTTAATGTTGCAAGATTGCACGCCAAACAAGAATATGATAGAATCATGGAACTAGTTACTGTGTTACAGAAACAAGCAGAACAGATTAAGCATAGGCTTGACTTAACCGATATGGTACACGCCGCTAAGTATGATTTTCAATTATCGAATGGTAACATCTATTGGTTATTGTTTGATACACGCAAACAGTTTACTAGATTAAGTATTCATGGACCTAACGATTGGTCTGCCGGTAAGCCAGTTGATTATGAATACATATGCAAAGTTAAATGGTTAGGTGATCACACATGGATAGAGGTAGAAGATGATAAGTAGCAGTCCAGAACGACATACTTTCCAAGAGGAAGGGTATATTGAACGCTGTAAAGAAAAGGGAGAAGAGCCCAATCCCGACTATGTTAATATGTACAAAACTTGGCGAGAACAG